TTATCCAGACCAATGGTGTTAATACATTTAAGCCTCAATCAGTTAAAGTTGAGGACAATGGCAATGATATTATTGCTTGTCTGTCGGATCTTCATATTGGCATGGATGTTATGACCAATTTTGGTGTGTATAATCCTGAGATAGCTAAAAAGCGTTTGTGTGATTATATTGTTGAGATTATTAAAATCCAACATTTGCATCATTCTCAGAATATATATCTTTGTTTACTCGGAGATCAGATTAATGGTTCAATACATCCTACGGTTCAATTAGAAAACCGAGAAAATGTTATTCAGCAGATTCAAATGGCTGCTGAAGCCATATCAGCTTTTGCATACGAATTAAGTTGTCATTTTGAAAATGTATATGTGGCTGATGTACCGGGCAATCACTCTCGTATTGGATTAAAGGATAATTGTTTGAGAGACGAGAGGTTAGATGATTTAATTAAATGGTATATGGAGGCAAAGCTTGAACACTTGCCGAATGTTGTATTTATAGATAGGCAATATGATTCCACAATCGGAAGCATTATGGTTCGTGATAATGAATTCTTATTATGTCACGGAGACTATGATGCTTTTTCTGAAGCGGGTCTTAATAAGCTTTGTATGTTTATAGGGCATAAGCCTGCCGGAGTCCTTCTTGGACATCTGCATCATTGTACGTATGATGACATTAATGATGTTAAGTTGATTCGTAGCGGAAGTTTTGTTGGTGCTTGCGGCAACTATGAAATACAGAAGAGGCTTTATAGCAAACCTTCTCAGATGGTTTGTGTTGTAGATGATAAAGGCATTAAAGCTTTTTATCCAGTGATATTAAAGTGAATCTTGCTTATAGGGCATTAATACAGCTCATAACGAAAACTCTCTCACAATCCGAGATGTAGGAAGTACTTATGAGTATATAACTTATATTTGATCGACGGATCATTGTAGGGATAGGGGACGCCCTATCCCATTTGCTGTCTTGGCTCAATTGGCAGAGCAGTTGATTTGTAAAATCAGCAGGTTAGAAGTTCGATTCTTTTAGGCAGTTTTGGTTTTTGGAACCGGGCATGATAAGTAAAGGATACATGTCACATGGGCGTTGTAGCCCATTATACTCGCGCTTGGAGCTTTGTGGCTGGTCGGTACAGTCAGCGAGGATTCTTTTGAGATAGGGGACACAGGGAAGTCATGAGCCTTGTGATGTGGTTACTAACCTCACCACTCTCCTATCTTTTAAGTTTAAAAGAGGTTAGGGAAAGAGGTTAGTAGTGGTAGGTATTTATAAAATAGAAAATAAGATTAACGGTAAAGTTTATATTGGGAAAAGCATAGACATAAATAGACGATGGTATTCTCATAAAAATGAATTAAATGGTCAGCGCCATTGTAATAATTATCTTCAAAACTCGTGGAATAAATACGGAGAGGATAATTTTATTTTTGAGATATTGGAATTATGTCAAAAAGAAGAATTAAATGATCGTGAAAAGTTTTGGATAGAAACGTATTATGCAAATAATGCAATTACTGGATATAATTTAACTTCTGGCGGAGATGGTTGTTGCGATCATTATTTATCAGACGAAACCAAAGAAAAACTATCCAAAATACAAAGCAAAGATGAAATAGTACAATTGGATTTAAATGGTAATTTAATTAAGAGATGGATAAGTTCTGCTTATGCGTCAAGAGTTCTTGACATCCCTGTTAGTGGAATCAGGCAATGTGTTTTACCTAATGGAGATCAATATCAGTGTCATGGCTATATTTGGTTGTCGTCTAGATTATATGATAGCGCAAACTTTAGCGTTAGTGATTATATTAATAAACATTTATCAAAAAAGAAATCTGTTAATCAATTTGATTTATATGGAAATATTATTAGAGTTTGGAAAAATACTGAAGAGATAAGACAAGAATTTCATATTTCAGACTATAAAAGTGTTTTTAAAACGTTAAATCATAGTGTCAAATCGGTTAATGGTTATATTTATTTATATGTAGATGATGATTTGCAATTAACCGATGATTATTTATTACAATGTCGAATTGATAATTATACTTATAAACTTAAACAAAGCAATAAAAATAAAAATGGTGAACTAATTAAAGTTTGGAGTCAAGAAGAATTAAGATCTTCGAAGTATAAGTATAATGATATACGAATTTGTTGTACAAAAAACAGATATCAAGAAAGAAAAGATGGAAAGAAATATAGTTCCCAAGGTTATATATGGGAATATGATTAAAAGGAGATTGACATGAGTAGGCTTGTTCAGGCTAAATCAGAAAAGGAGATACGTCAATTAGGAGTTGCCAATGTTAGACAATCCTATATTGATCTTGCAAGAGATTATGAACGCATAACTAACAATGATGTTTTATTATGCCCAAAATGTAATACATGGCAGAAAGCTGATTCGTCGTATTATGCAGATAATTCTTATGCAGTTGGTAGATTTCCCATCTGTAAACGTTGTTTAGTTAGTATGGTTGAACAACGAAAAAAAGATACGGATGAACCAAATGAAACAAAAGAGAGTGTTCAAAAAGTTCTTCAGATAATGAATCGTGTATATGACGATGCATTTTATGAAGATTGCGTAAAGGGTGCTTTAGACGAAACTAAAGAAAAGAATCGTAATTCGCCCTTTGCAACTTATATTACGGCTATCTCTTCTCTTCCACAATGGAAAGGAAAAACTTGGGAGGACTCAATATTTGGAGACTCTTTACCGGGGCAAACTGAAGAAGAAATAAATGAAAACTCAAGAGTTGTAAAAGCGGCTCGAAAACGTTTTGGTAGAGATTATTCTACGCAAGACTTATATTTCTTGGAAAACCAATATGAAGATTGGATTTCAAGATACGAGTGTAATACAAAGGCTCAAGAAGAAATATTTGAGCGTTTGTCATGGAAAAAGCTTGAAATTAATAAAGCTACAAAAGCTGGACAGCCAACAAAGGATTTAGATAAAACATATCAAGAGTTGTTAAATACAGCAAATATAACTCCACGACAAACTGGAATGGATACTTTTGCAGATGCGCAAACTCTAGGAACGCTGATACAAAAGTATGAAGAAACTCGTCCATTGCCAGAAATAGACGAAGAATTAGCTGACGTTGACAAAATTGGTCTTTATATTGATTCTTTCTTTAGGGGTCATGCCGCTAAAATGCTTGGACTCAAAAATGCATTTACGAATATATACGAGAAAGTTATGTCTAAATATACTGTTAAGCCACCAGAATATGAAGACGACGAAGATTCGGAAGATGTATTTAATAAAATATTTGGGTCGGTGGAAGACTATTAATGGCAACAAAAGCAAAAACTCTTCAAGACGTTTATCAAGAAAAATCTGAACGTCTGATGGAGGGTGTGGCTTATTGGGCATCGTTTTATAGAAAAAATCCCCAAAGGTTTGTACGAGAGTACTTAAATATAACTCTTAAATTGTTCCAAAAAATATTAATATACATGATGATAGTCAGTACTAATTTCATGTATATAGCAAGCCGTGGTTCTGGAAAAACATGGCTTGTAAGTTTATATTGTGTTGTAAGGTGTATTTTATATCCGGGAACAAAAATATGTATAGCGTCTTGTAGGAAGGAACAATCTCTAGAATGTATTCAAAAAATCGAAGAAGATTTTATGAAAAACTATGGCTGGGGATCATCTAATCTACGTGCAGAAATATCATACATATCTTCTAGTGTAAATAAACCGATTGTTGAATTCAGGAACGGTAGTTGGATTAAGTGCGTTGTTTCGTCTGATTCAGCTCGCCATAACAGGGCAAATATAATAGTTGTAGATGAGTTCAGAATGGTTGACTTGACAGTTATAAATACGGTATTAAGAAAGTTTTTAACTGCTCCTCGCCAACCTGGATATTTGAAATATGCAGAATACAAGCACCTAGAAGAACGTAACAGCGAGATGTATTTGAGTTCAGCGTGGTACAAACAGCATTGGTCATATAGGAAATTGCAATCTTATTTTGCAAATATGTTAGATCCAAATAAAGCCTATTTCTGTTGTGGGTTACCTTATCAACTGGCTTTAAAGGAAGGACTTCTAAATCGTGCTCAAGTAGAGGACGAAATGTCGGAAGAAGATTTCGATCCTATATCATGGACAATGGAGATGGGAGCTGAATGGTATGGAGATTCAGACGGTTCTTTCTTCAAATTTGATGATATATCTCCTAGAAGAAAAATTAAGAAATCTTTTTATCCACTACAAATATATAAAAATCATAATATTGCTATACCAGAACTAGAACCTAACGAAGAGCGTATATTGAGCGTCGACGTAGCTTTAATGGCGTCAAAAAGTCATAATAATGATGCCGCGGCACTTACAATTGGTCGAGCTTTTCCGACTGAGAATTATGAATATACAGATAACATTGTATATCAAGAAACTCATGAAGGTTTAACTACTGACGAATTGGGTATTATAGTAATGCGTACTTTTTATCAATATAAATGTACTCAATTAGTACTTGATACAGGTGGTTCTGGATTAGGTATTTATGATTATCTTATTAAAGATCAATATGACGCTGAATATGGCGTAACATATGCCGCTCTATCTTGTTGTAATAATGATGATATGGCAGAACGTTGTAAGATTAAAAGTGCTAATAAATTAATTTGGTCTATAAAGGCAAACGCAGAATTTAATAGCAAGGCAGCTACTGCATTAAGAGCGGGATTACAGAACGGAAGAATTAATCTACTGATAAATGAATTTGAGTGTGAAGATGAAGTAAAGAAAACTCGTGGATATTCAAAGATGACTCCAACGGAACAGACAATGTTAAAGATTCCATATATTCAAACGTCGTTTATGATTAATGAATTAGTTAATCTTGAATATTCAGTTAATGGAAATCAAGTAAGGATTAAGGAAAAACCTGGAATGAGGAAAGACCGCTTTAGTAGTTTGGAATATCAATACTATGTTGTTCAACAATTAGGATTGAAATTGAAACCGAACTATCAATCAACTTCAGATCTTCTGTCCAAACTTACAGCTCAAATTCGTCCAAGTTCAATGTTGAATAAGTAATCTATCTGCCATG